GTACAATATTTATATGCCATAGTTTTCTCCTTTGTTGTTATTATAAACCTTATTTAACTTGTTGCCACTGTTTTAATTACTATATCTGGAAGTGTCCATTCTTCTGTATTTGCAATTACTCCAGTTGTATATCTTCCTGCGACTAAAGCTGCTGCTTGTGTTCCTGCTGGTGAGCCACCATATCCTGCGGTTGCTAAATCAGCAACCTCTGTCCAAGTTGCCCCATCAAAAGATTCTGTAATTCCAACTAGAGTAGTTGTACCAGTTAATCCTCCTGCGGCTAAAGCTGCAGTTTGTATTCCTGCTCCTACAGCACCCCGTCTTGCTGTGTTTAAATCCCCTACTTCTGTCCAAGCTGTACCATTATAAGATTCTGTAATCGATACAAGAGGTGGTGCCTGTCCACCAAATCCTAAAGCGGCAGTTTGAATACCCGCTGAACCAAGTTCACCTCTTGCAGTATTCATATCTCCACCTCCAGACCATGTTGAACCATCAAATTCTTCTGTAGATACAATGCTAGCAGGTGGTGTTCCACCAAAAGCTAATCCAGCTGTTTGAGTTCCACAACCCCCTAAACGAAATCTTGAAACAGATAAATCTCCACTTTCTGTCCATGTACTACCATCATATTTTTCTGTAATTGCAACAAGAGCTGTACCTGTATAACCTGCAAATACTAAAGCTGCAGCTTGTGTTCCTGCTCCTCCTAATGCAAATCTTGCTTGATTTAAATCTCCAACTTCTGTCCAAGCCGATCCATTATAAGATTCTGATATTGCTTTAGATGATGTACTATCACCACCTGTAGCTAAACCTGCTGTTTGTGTTCCTGCTCCTGCTGCGGCATCTCTAGCAGTATTTAAATTTCCGCCTGATGCCCAAGCACCTACTGTGCCAGTAGCAACATATTTAAAAACATTTCCTGCTGAATTAAAATAAAGCTGTCCAATTGAACCTGCTGTTGTAGGGTCCGAAGCTAAAGTTTCAACTTCAAAACCTTTTTCACCTTTATAAGTAGTCATGGATTATTTATCCTTTAATAACCAGCCTTGTGTAGTATCTGTAAATACCAATGTAAAGGCAGCTCTTTCTACTGAAACAGTTAGATCGTCTGTAGATGCGTGAATTTTTTCTGAACCATTAGCAGTAACGGTTAAATTGTTTGTGTCAAATGTTCCTGCATAATCTATAACTGAAACTTCGTCTCCAATAGATCCTGCTGGAAGTGTTACTGTCCATGCTGATGATGTTGTATTTGCAAAAACACCTTGTCCTGCTGCTGCTGTAAAATTAGCAGTTTTAACAGCTTGCCAATCTGTACCACCTGAGTTGTCTACAAAAGCTAAAGCACCTGAACCATTTGTAGTTAAAATTTGATTTGCACTTCCGTCTGCTGTAGGTAAAGTCATAACAACTGTACCAAAACCTAAGGCATCAGTAAATGTTGTACCATCTACATAAACATTTTTAAATTCTAAAGATGCTGTTCCTAAATCAATATCGTTATCTGTAACAGGTGAGATTGCTCCATCTGCCATTGTAAATTGTGCAGTCCCGCCAGCTGAAAAAGACATAGTATCAGCAGCACTAAATAATAAACCTGTGTTTACATCTCCTGTATTTGTAATAGAGGGTGCTCCAGCTGTACCATCTGGAAAAGAAGTTATACCTGATATAGTTACTGCTCCTGCTACTGTTAGCAGAGCAGAACCTAAAGTTAGAAGATCCGTGTCACTTGTATGTCCGATTGTTGCACCGTTAGTAATAATATTATCAACTGTTAAAGTTGTAAGTGTACCTAAACTTGTTATATTTGATTGAGCTGCAGTTGTTACTGTAGCTGCTGTTCCTGAAGTATTACCTGTTACATTTCCTGTTAAAGCACCTACAAAAGCAGTAGATGTAATTGAAGTTGCTCCTGTAACTACTCCTGCATCTATACTAATTGTACCATCTAATAAAATTGCTGAACCAGTAGCAGGTTCAATATTTATTGCTGCAATTGAATCTAATGTAATATTTCCTGAACCTGTTGATTGTATCATAACACCTGTGTGTCCATCAACTGTAACTGTGCTTGCATTTGAATCTACTGTAATCGCACCACTTGATGTTGCAACAGATACTGCTGCATCACCTGCTGTAATATTATCTGCTGCTACTGAACTAGCTGCTCCTGGAGTTGCCCAAGATATGTCTGTTCCGTCTGAAGTTAATACTTGGTTAGCTGTTCCTTTAGTTAAAATTGTTGTAGCAGCGCTAGCATTACCATAAATAATACTACCTCTACTTAATGCATCAAGAGTATCTATTTCAACTGCTGTAGCATCTATAGCAGCAAGTTTAGTAAAATCTGCTTGAACTAGTCCGGTAACCCCATCTAATAAATTTAATTCTGCTGCTGTTGAAGTTACTGCTGTTGAACTTAAAACTAATTGTCCGTCAGGTATTACTATTCTAGCGGCACCATTTAAAATTAAATCATCAACAGAAGTATCCCAAGTAAGATTAGCACTTGCTGTATCTCCATAAATTATAATATCGTAACCTTGATCATTAGCACCAACTGTTAAAGTTGAATCTAATTGAACTGCGCCATCTATATCGACAGCATCTAAATTTGTTGTTCCTACTAATGTTGTTGTTCCTGTTACAATTAAACTATCAGCACTTTCATCCCAAAGTAATGATTTACCTGAAGTAGCTCCAAATAATTTTACATCATATCCAGTATCATTAACACCGACTGTTAAAGTTGAATCTAATTGAGTAGTACCATCTATTTCAACTGTTCCTGCTAGTGTAACGTTTGCTCCACTAAAAGTTGCAGCTGTAGTTGTTCCTGATTTTATAATTAAATTTCCTGAAGTGTTTGTTGCACTACCAAAAGTAGTACCTGCATCTTTAAAAAATATATCTCCACCGTCTGCATCTAAAGTAATATCTGCAAAAGAATCTAAAGTTATATCTCCAGAATTTGTTGATTGAATTGTAACACCTGTGTGTCCGTCTATGGTAGCTGTACTTGCTTGTGAATCAATTAATACTGCACCAGCTGATGTTGCAAAAGTAGATGCGGCATCTCCTGTTGTAATATTGTCCGCAGGAATAGATGATGAAATAATTTCGTTAATATTAGTAGCGTCCGCAAATAAAAATTTAGAACCTTTATCTGTAGTTGCAAAAGTTACACCCGATCCTGAAACTGTTTTAAATTGTACTGTGTATGCTCCTGTTGTTCCATTTACTACAACAAAAGTTTTTTCTAAAGAATCTGGAACAGTTACAACTTGGTTGCCTGTAATAGAACCTGTAAGTTTTATAATAGCACTTCTTGCTATGGATGTTGATTCTGTTGCATCGCCATCTAGAATAGCTAAAGTTGTGGTTGCTGCACCACCTGCAATAGATTTTTCCACATAACTAGCAACGGATGCTTGAATGATGTCTAAGTTAGTATTAGTTTTTGTTCCCCATGTGCCGGCATTTTCGCCAGTAGCCATTTTCTCTATACCGAGAGAGGTGTATGTTGATGCCATAATTTAAATCCTTATTGTTTTACTTCTTGAACTGCTAATCTAACCGTTCCGTCCGTGTAATCATCTCGTCTTCTTCTGCCTATTTGTTCTCCTCCAAATTTTTGAATTTCCTCTTTGTATTTTCCTTCATATAATTGTAACATATCCGCTGGTCCTTTTAAATAACCATATGCTTCTACTAAAGCAGCATACAATAGACCGTTTGGAAAGTTTAAGCTAATAAAATTTGTTTCGTTATCAGTTGCTTCTAATTTAGAAGGTATAGCATTGTAGTGAATTTTGTAAACGTATGTAGTATCTGGTATTGGTGATAATAAAAGAGCTCCAGAAGTAGTATTTGTATTACCTGTTGCTCCACCTTTCATAGCATAATATTTAGGTCTTCCTTCAGCACGTGCACCATTATATTCATCTAAGAAAGTTACATCTCTTTTTTCTAACCAAATTGGATTGTTAAAAGCAGAAGTTGAATCAGCAACTTGAACCCCTCTTACAAACAAAGAACCTGCTGGAACATTGGCATGTTCTTGACTAGCCACTAAATTATCTTGAGCTATTTTTCTATATGCATCAGTGGGTATATCTCTAAAAATTCTATACTCTGCATTTAATACAAGATTCTCAATAATAGAATCAGACAACACTGTGCTAGTAACTTCTGTGTAGTTTCTAATATTTGTTCTTAAATCTGAGTAACTAATTCCTGCCATGTTATCCTCTTTGGTTTACAGGGCCTGCGAAAACAAAATTACCCCCGCCTGTTCCACCTGTTGTTGCCGATGAAGCTAAACTAAACGTAAAAGAGAAACTATACGATGTAGAAACTCCACCCTCTGTAATTGAACTTGTTGTTCTTGTTATTATATACGATCCAAAAATTTTTGCACCTGAATTATGTGTTCTTGCCGTAGTAGCTGTGGGTGTGACACCCTCAATTGGAGCTGATGTTCCTCTTGTACAGCCTGTTAAATTATTTCCAGACTTACCGGTATATTTAATTGTTTCATTTGCATATTTACCTACTGATAGCTCATTAGTTGTATCACTAGAAGTTAATACTTTTTCAATTACAATATATCCACTTGAAGGAAAATTAGTAGCATCTGATAAAGTTATAGTAGTATCTGAATCAGTTAAAGTTTCATTTAATGTAGTTTCTAATTCAAAAACACTTGAAGCAACACTACCTGAAGAAGACTTAACCTTTGTAAATCTAACAGCATCACTTGTTTGAAAAGGATTACTATCAATTCCTTTACTATCAGGAGACATATAAACTACAACTGAAGTTAAAGATGAAGAAGTTGTAAAAGGGTTATCCATTAAAACAAGGGGTGTTGAAAACTCTGTTCTATCTGGTCGTGCATTGCTTAAACCTTGATTTTCTCTTCCGTTAGATGTTGTTTCTAATTGAGGATGTTTTTTTTCATACTCAGACTTATGAACAAAAGAACCATTCCATTCCATAACCATTTCTACATATGGAAATTCCATTCCGGATCTATCTGATATTGCTTTTGAGTATTTTGACATAATCTATGTTGTTGGGTAATAAACCTTTGGTGTTATATAAGTGCTTGTGTCAGAACCATCTTCTGCTAAAGCCCTAGCTAATTCATCTTCGTATAATAATTTCATTTGTTGTACTAATTGTGGATTAAATTTTTGTGCTAAATAAAAAGCTAGACCAGAAACCATACATGGTACAAATCTAAATGGTATGTCTGTTGCATCTGTATATGTTGAATCTACATCTTGAATTCGTTTTATATAAAATAAATGAATATACTTTGATGCATTACTAGAATCAGGTGTTGGATAAACATGCAATCTAACTTTATCTATAAGTCTTTCAACAAAAATATTTGAGGGTGTGCTCTTAGATTTTTTGTTAGCATAACCCCCATAAAGTGATCTACTAACTAAACCTAATGTTGAATCTGCTTGAGATACTGTGTTAATTCCGTTTCTTAATTTTGCTTCTAAAACATCACTCATTCCATAAACAGTTTCAGCGGAATCGGCATTATTTACTGTAGTGGCACTTGTACCATCACTGCTAGCTCTAAAAAAATCATAATCTGACTGACCTTCAACCAAATCCATATTTGTTTCGGCTACTTCCCAGTAGTGTAAACCTCTATTACCCCATTCTTGAAAAAGAATATTTAGTGATCTTCTAGCTGATTTTAACTGATATCCAGAACTTACTTGTGAACCAATACGCTCATATGCTTCTTCTATGATCTCATCAACCGAGAACGTTTTATCAAAAGTAACTGTGCCGGAAGTTGTATTGGCCATTTATATCTCCTAAGCACCAGTGATTGTTAATGTAACACTTCCATCTGTACCACCTGTTTGAGTTAAAGTAGCACAAATGCCATCTTTAAATAAAATTCCTGAACCAGGGATGAATACTGATAAACCCTCTGTTTCAAATTTATATGTAGCTTTAAGATTGCCTGCTGCAGTTGCTCCTGTTGTAGCACTATCGTGTAAAAGTAAAACAGATCCTGCTTCACCTCTAGCTTGAATAGACGTAACTCTAGCTCTATCTACTCTTAATAATGATACAG